GTTTGGATGTTTAGGTAAAGAGATTTAAACTCTTTTGAATCTACCGTCCCATAGACTATTTTAGATGTTCTAAAGCCATTGATTTTTTCGGTTTTGCCTTTTTTCATAAATTTTTTTCATACTGATAATGTTTATTTTAGATAATAATAACTATTTTTATGGTATATATCAAATAATAAACAACTAACAAAAAAATATGCTGATTGTAAAAGTTAACAAAAATGGGGGGATTGAGAAGGCCCTTAAAGAATTAAAAAGTAAAATTATAAAAACAAGACAGAATACACATCTTAACAACAGAAAAGAATATACAAAAAAATCTGTCCTTGAGAGACAGATTTTAAATAAAGCTATTTACAGACAAAAACAAATTACTAACAATTAAATGTTTTCGTTTAATTGTCTCAATTTGAAGTAGTTTAATTTGTCGTAATTTTCCGTTTGTAGTTTTTCGATTGTTTCGTTAATTTTCTGATTAGTTTCAGAATCCTCACTTTCTGTTAATAAAGTCTCTAACTTTTCAATTACATCCTCTTTAAGAAATTCATATTTTTTATTTAACTTATCGTCAGGAGTACTTAATAAAGTATTAAGTTGTTTTTTCTCACTCTCAGTTAAATCATTAAGATATGTTTTAATTGTTTTGTTTGCCACCTCAACCATAGATTTTAATGGTACCTCAATAACTTCTTTTACTTTAGTTGGATCCTTTTTAAGATTTTCCGAAATTGTTTTTTTACTCTTTAATTTTTCTTCTATTGTGGAAGCATTATTAGAGAATAAATTGTCAATATCTTGGTATCTATTTTCAGATACTATATGTCCGATCCACTGATTAACGTCTTTTACATCATTTGTGTTAATTTTAGAGATTGTATTTTCAAACAATACAATACTTTCGTTAATATATTCGTTTACAATGGATTCGTTTAAACCTTTGTTTTTACTAAGTTCATCATATAGAAAATAAAGAGTACTTAAAGATTTGTTTTTTAATACGAGTTCCTCGAAAACAAACATATCTCTTTTTAGTGTGTCTTTTTTATAAGACTCGACTAAACAATTCTCAATTTTCGATTTTAATATACCAAATTTCATAGTTTTTTTTATTATAAATATCAATCATTTAGTAATTTGTTTAGTTGTTCTTCCATGGAACCCAAAGAATTCCTACCTTTTGATAAATCAATATACGTATCACCTGTTATATTGTCATTTTCTAATAGTATATTTAAGTTATCTTTTTTTGATTCACCTACAGGCATTTCACCTCCCGCATCAGGTGGTGGTGGCATTTCACCTCCTCCCGCCTCAGGTGCGGCACCTGGTGCAGGTGGTGCTCCTCCAGGTGGAGTTTGTGTTGTACCTGTTGATGTATGATAAAGTTTGTCAACATTATCAAATAATCCTGTATGGGTAATTATTGTTGCAGTGTTATCTAACTCAGCAGATACCGCTCTTTCTAATCTAATTTGTTGTACCTCAAGTTTAATCTCTTCATCAGAGAAACCAAAGATATGTTTCTTAGCCCAAGTAGCCGATGTAGGTTGAATTGATTTTGGAATCTCACTAACCATGTCTTTATACAACGTCACTTTTTCTTTCCAAACGTCAATCATTAATAGATCCGCCTGTTTAGATGGGTTTGTTAAACCTAATGTAAAGTTGTGTAATTCATCCTCAAACCCTAATAAGAATAAGTGAATAATTGCAATTTTATTTAATTCGGCAATAATTGCCTTTTGTATTTTATTGATTGTTCTTGCAAATCTAATATCCAATAAAGATAGATTTTTACCATCACCAACAACTTCCTCAAAACCTAAATACGCTTTTGGAATTCTTAGTGCGGTTAATAATTTCTTTTGGATGTACTCAATATCGGCAATCTCCGATAAGTTTTGAGCTCCCGCCAATGTCTCAATAGGCATTGTTTGTGCTGGATCCCTAACAGGAACAAAGTAATCCTGATCTACCGCCATCTGATTGAAACGTAAATCCACATTACCTGTTTTACTATCTACAACTTGTTCTCTTTTGAATTTATTTGCAACACGTTGTACGTATGCTTCCACATCTTTATCATCCATGTTACCAACGAATACCTTAAATACACGTCTTTCAGGTGCTCTTGATGTTCTATAGATTAACATCGCATCTTCCGCTAAGATCAATTGTTTCCAAATACGACGAGCCTTTTCTAACATTGATGTACCATAAGGTAATTTTCTGTCATCACCAAGTAATCTAAAGTGGGCAATCTCCCAAGTATTGAATTCCATATCTTTTACTTTCCAATGGAATCTCAACCCTTTATCATTTGGGTTTGGGGTTGCGTTTACAGTCCTTGATTCCATACCTCTTTCTAATCTTTCGATCTCAATATTAGGTAATTGAATACAACCTGTAACACCTTTTTCAGTGTCTAATTTAAGGTAAACAAAGTTATCGCCATATTTACAAGTATTTCTAACCCACATAGGTAAGTTAGTATTGATATCTAAATTGTTCACAAAAAGGTCAACTAAGATACTTTTAATTCTTTTTGATTCGGAGTAAATTTGTAATAAATAACCATCCTGATTAGGTGTGGTTGATTCTTCAGAATAAATGTCTAATGCCGTTGATATCTCAGGAGTATACTCCATTGATTCATAATCATAAAATGACGCAATTCTATTTGGTTCATAATAAATTGCCTGAGTATAAAGATTGTTTTCAATCTTCGCCCATTGGTTACTTAAGAATACGGTCTGTTGAAGTTGTAATTTTTCTTTTTCAAATTCCCTTTTATCCGTAGTTTTAAGAAGGACTTGTTTGTCCATTTTATACGTAGGATAATCCATCCCCATTAACGAATTAGGCCCAAAGGTTTTTGATAACCTCTGCCATATCGTTAAATCGTTTGTATTATTGTTATTATTATTTTGTTCCATATTAAAAATTTAATAATTTTTTGTCAATACTAAACATTTCACTAATTTTACTTTTTAGATCCACTATTAGTTTGTTGACCATTACTTTTATCCCCCTTACTATTAAATGACGGATCACTTACTTTCACACTATAAATAGGTTGACCAGTGACAACAAGTCTTGATCCCCCAATTATATTACCCGATTTTTTTCTTGATGTAAGTCCCATATCTATAAATATTATCTATTACCGAATAACCAATTATATTTGACATAATCGTCTTTGGATGCACCGGCATCTCTTGACCATCTATCATTTCTTACGTTATTATTCGGAATAACGGGATCAAAATGAGTTTGTTGTCTAGCCGTATTATCATTAACTACCGTCCAAGATTCTAACATTATTTTTGTCCTCTCAACAACTTTTTCTAATTTAGTAAAAGATGATTCGGCAACATAAATTGCCATTGAGATACCCATGATAAGGTCATCATGTTGTCCTCGTTGGTGATCAGGTCTACCATTAATGTAAATAAAGGTATTCATTTCATTATATAACCTTACACTACGTATTTTAAATTTATGTCTCACATATTCTTCAAATGCCGCAATAATCTGTACACGTTTGTTATTAAAATTTAAACCAGGTATTTTTTCTGCGGCCTTTGCATTGTAAGACCAAATACTTGTTTGATCAACACCCTCAACGTATAAATTTTTATACCCAAGTTCTTGTAGTTTTCTAACGGTTGTAATACCCATACCACCTGTTATATCGACCACAACAAACGCATTATACATCATCCCCCATTTATACGCAATCTCAGCAAGTGCATCGGGAGGGATTTTTCCAACATACTCGAATACTTGTTCTCTTTCATCAAAATCAATGATCTGAATAGATGAAAAGTCTTCACTATCCCCACGAGAAACGTCGACACCCATAATGTATTTATGTTCGGGTACTGGTTCTTTCCACATCCATAATGAATTACCCATTAATTTACCTGTTGGGTCCATGAGGGTATTATTTTTAATATATTCTAATTGGTTATTCTCAAATACATTATCTCCTGAACCTAAAAACTCACAATTTAACTCTTGGTTAATTTTTCTTTTATCGTATTTAAGTTTCTTAACCATTTTCTCATACCAAGTAGAACAAGGTTTGTATCCCTTTTTGAAATACGAATCTAGTTCGTCATAATCCCTATGGTATGGGTCAATATCTGCGAATGATATATGTTTACTATCATCATGTTCTTCTTTATTTAAAAGATATTTTACTAAATCCTCAGTTGGGACCAAATATAAATCTTTTGAATATCTTGGATCTCGGTACCAAAACATCTCAGAGATTTTGAAGTTATTCATTCCCTTTAATGCCTGATCATATATTTCATAATAAATCGGATCATAACCATTTGGTGTTGAAACCACAATTACCTTACCCCCTGTGGATAAGGACGCCATACAAGCCGCCCAAAAATCACTGTCCGCTTCGATAAACGCCGCCTCATCAAATACAAGGATTGTAGGTGTAAAACCACGCAAGGCATCTTTTGATGTTGCTACCGCTTTTACCTCAGACCCATTTGTTAATTTATAATGTTTTTGTGAATTTTTATCGTTAGAGAATCCTGCACCAACCCAACTTGGCCATTGATCCACAAAGGCTCGTATTTTATTAGCCATCTCCATAGACGTATCCAATTTGTTGGCGATAATAAGAATTTTCTCAGGTTGTGTTTTCTTCGCAAAGACTAATCTCTTTGAGATCCATGCACCTGTTACCGTTGATACACCCGCCTGACGATACTTTAATGCGATATTTTCCTCATAATCTTCATAATCTTTTAGTAATGATATCTGATCGGGAAATAACTCCAATGGGACATATTTTGAAACTGTGTTATCGTATGTTTGTAGATATGTTTTTAATGCGTATGGGGTATCTTTCATACACTTCACATATTCCAACATTACTTGTTCTTTAGTTAATCCCATAAAATTCTTTTTATATAAATATCAAAACCCCCAGTTATTTTCATAAAAGGGGGTTTAAAGTATTTTGTGATTGTATTAGAATCCTAATTTAGATAAGATATCATCATCTTCATCTTCATAATCTTCATCGTCATCATCACCTTTATATTTTTTATAATCTTCTTTTGCTTTAACTAAAAGTTCGTTGAATTTTCTTTTAACTTTTTCATTATCTCTTGGATCTTCAGAAACCACATTTGCCATAATTTCCTTTAAGAATTCTTCGGCAGGAACTGCGTAAAGTAATCTTTCAAAGAATGGTAGTAGATCTCTATTTTCAACATTTACAGTTAAGTCATCAGGTAAAAGGAATCTTAATTTTGTAATTAATTCACCCCCTACTCTAAATTGCATCTTTTCGTTTGAGAATACATCTGTTTGTCCCATTACATCTTGAGCCTTTCCTGGTTCCATATCTCTCCATTGTTCTCTTGTTGGGATAGCGGCAAATCCTTTAACTAACTCATGTAGTAAAATAGGGAATATAACCCCATTTGCAATCACTAAGTCTTTATCCTCATCTTCACCATCTTCATCAACACCTGATGATCCAGCAGCATTTCCACCCATTGAGTCAATTAAGTCTTCTTCAGTAAAATACATTAAATCATTTGCCGACATAATTTTATTATAAAGTGGATACAAACGAGGATCAATCTCATCTAATCTATCTTTATACGCTTGGAATGCGAATTGACCTTTTTTACCTTTACCTTGAATAATTGCATTGATGACATTTCTTTTTTCCACCTCAAGTTGGAATTCTTCTTGTGGGGTTAATTCGTCAACGTCAAAAGAAAAATTTGCCGGTAGTTCAAACTCAGGTTCTTCCTCTTTTTCCATTTGGAACTGATTAGGGTTAATTCTTTTTTCGTTCAAGTATACTTCAACATTAATAAATTCAAATTTGTATTTTGTGCCCGCACCTCTTGATTCTACTTTTTCAATTAAATCCTCATCTATTGCATCCTCTAAAGTTTTACTATATGGTAACCATCCTTCTTCTTTGGCTGAAATTTCTAATGCCAAATCTTTTAACTCATCTTTTTTATTTACCTCAATTCTCATTGCCTCACCCACAGATAGAGATTGCTCTACTTGAATTCCGTGTTTAACTCTTGGGTCAGTAATATTAATGGTTTTGTTAGGTCTACCTTGATCATCAACAATACCGTAATAACGTTTAACGTAATCCACAATATCCTTAAATCGTTTTGATGTCATTTTTTCCACATCAGATGTTCCACCTCTAAACGCCTTATTTTTACCATATAAATTTTTCTCAGTATCCTCAATATTACTTTGAGTTCTTGGGTGCATTCTTTCAGGGTAATCACCATAATCAACAGGTGCTTCGTTAATAACCTTATTAATTATACGTTGTATATATTTTTCTTTCATTTTTATTTAGTTAAAGCCTGTTTAATTAATCCGATAAAATCTTTTTTCATTTCATCCTTAGTTTTTCTTTGACCTCTTGGAGCTTCTTTTGTTCCTGGGTTAGGATTCTTAAATGGATTGTCTCTTCTTTTTGGTGGAGTTTTAATACCAGGTTCTTTTACGGGAGCCTCTTTTTCTTTAGTATTTTCTTCCACATTTTTTCTAAAACCTCTTGGTTTCTCTTTTGTTCCCGGATTAGGATTCTTAAATGGGTTGTCTTTTTCTTTACCTTTTTCTTTTGTTCTTTCTTTTGTTCTTTCTTTTTCTTTGGTATTTTCTTCCATTGTTCCCATAACTGGCATTCCCATTGTCGGTTTTTTCATACGTTTCATTTCAATTCCTGATTCATGTGAAAACATAGTATTTTTTAATGGGTTTTTCAATATCATAGATGATTCTTGTGATTTTTCGTTAATAGTACGAATTAAATCACCTTTACTCATTCTAGGACTAATATTTTTTTCAATTAATCTTATAATACTTTCTTCTAAAAATTTCTCATCAGACTCATTTTTTTCTTTTTTCTCAGGTGTTGTTTCATAGTCAGTTTCTTTAGAAGCCCCTTTTGCCCATTTACACCATTTTTTTTCTGTTTTTGTTTTACCATTACCACATCTTGAATAAAACAATCTTTGTTGTGATTTTGATTCAAATTTTTCAAAAATACCCATACCATCTTCTGTTGCATCAGGATCGTTAACCACATCTAATGTCGCATCTTCTTCCATTTGACTTTTTGTTTGAACCATAACTTCTTTAGTTGATGGGTCTTGACTAATACTTAGGTTACCAATTTGACCACCCTTAGGTCCAACTTTATAAGTTTTATTATTTGGAACTTCAGTAACTTGTTCTTTATTTTCCTCTTTAGAAATTTTCTCAGATAGTACTCTTACCTGTACTTCATTTAATCTTGCAACGGTGTCAAATTTAAACCCGTGAGATAATAAATTTAAAACGTGATCTTTAGCTTTCATATACCACTTTTTTTTCGAATTCAAGAACGATATCTCGTTCATATAGTTTATCTTTTACGTCTTGTTCTGAATCTCCAAATTTAAATACTAATCTTTTGACGATTGAGAAATCAACATTGTTATTCTCTTTTTCCCACCCTAATGCTAACACACCATCCATTGAGTCTATAACTGAAAAAACATCAGAGTCTTGTACCAACTCCAATGTTATCTCTCCGTTAGTTAAAACCCCAACTCGTTTAATATATTCAACATCAGGAGGAAGTGGGTAACCATTTGCTGGTTTTGATTCCCAATTTTCACCCCAAACCTCTAAAGTGTCTGAAAATATAAATTCATAAAGATTGTCTCCCTTATAATTGGGACCCATACCATTTATGTAAATTAAATTATTCATATAACTTCTCCGTTTGTTGTTATTCTAAATTCATTAATACCGTCTTTAAATACTAAATTTTTCTTAACGGTAGCACCAACTAAAATTGCTTTCGGATTATTTTCCATAAACTTCAAAGAAGATCTTTCTTGTTTTATAGTTTCTGATAATCTATAAACTTCTTTTTCGTTTATTTTTCTTAAAGTTTGTTGTTGTTTTTGTTCTTTTATTAATTTTTCATTTTTGTCAACTGCGAAATAGTTTGAAATGATTTTATCTACTTTAGACTCGGTGAAAAGATCTTCAAATGTTTCTTCATCATCATATCTTCTAATTTTCCCTCTTGATCCGTGTTTTGGGTAATCATAATTATTTTTGTTATTACTAAATTCATCTCTCAATGGTATATGTCCTTCATATTCACATTCCACACACCCCCTACCATGACATTCATGACATTCTTCAAAATACTCAATATCATCGTCTTCATCATCAAATTCTGTCATTAGATTGTCAGACATTTTTGATGTGTATGCCGCCCCAAGATAATCATTAAATGCTCCTCCAAAGTTGTCATAACCTTCTCCCACTTCAGCTTCAGGTTCTGTAACCTCACCTTCCATTCCTTCACCTTCGGTATCCATTTCCTCACCTTCTAATCCTTCTTCTTCATTATCAACTTCCTCTTCTTCACCCTCTAATCTTGAAATAATATCTTCAACATCATCCTCTTCTAAAGTTGTTAAATCAAGTGCCGATAAAATTGAATTAATAACATATTTTGTGTTATTAGAACTCATTTCTTCTTCACCAGAATATGTTCTGATTTTTTGAGCTAATTTACCTGTAAGTTTTTGAATTGTTTTGAATGTAACTTCTTCCTCGTTACCTCCCATATCTTCGTCAGACATTGGTTCTTCTTCAGGTACAGGAACTTCTTCAGGTGCCGGTACTGCGTTTGGATCAGGTGCGGGTACTGCGTTTGGATCAGGTGCGGGTACTGCGTTTGGATCAGGTGCGGGTGCAGGTAACAACGCAGGATCACCTTGTTCTTCCATTGGTTGTGGTGTGACAGGTGTCGTTGGTGTTGTTGCAACAGGTGCAACGGCAGGAACCGCAGGAACTGCAGGAGTTACAGGTGCAACGGGAGCGACAGGTGCCACAGTTGGTTCTGTCCCCACAACAGGTTCAGTAGGTGTAACTTCAGTTTTTTTAGATACAGGGATTACGTATTTAGTGTCCTTTTTTTTTTCGCCCTCTTGTTCGAAGAGAGAAGTACCACCGTCGTTACCATGTATTTGATTAAACTCTCTTGCCATCAAGTTCATTTTTTTCAATGCTTGAGAATAAGAAGAATAATATTTCCTATTTTTCATAGGTGCGATATAATCAGAAACTGATTCAGAGATATTTTGTTTAATAATATAACCTTGTCTTTCTTTAATTATTTCATATGTTTTACCGTCAGCCAAAGACAATTTATATTCAGATGATTTGTCTTCATTTACTGGCGTTGGTATATTTTCATTGTATCTAGCAATTTCCATAATTCTACGGATTTTGTCCATACCTTCTAATTTTTCACTTCCAATAGGTTTTAATCCTCCCATAGTATATTTGTTTTTTAAAATATTATTTTTTCTATATAAATATAGCGATAAATAAGTTTATTTTGTTGATTTGTTAAATTATTGTTTCATGGATAATTTGTCGTCTATTATTTTAGATGACAAATCATGGAGTTTTTCTATATAACCATTTCTTCTTAAAATTTTAAAGACCAAGTTTTCTGTTGAGAACTCTCCATTTTTTTCTAATCCACAAGTTCTATATTTTTTTAATTTGTCCTTATATTTTTGAATCATTTCTTTGGCGGTCTCAATATCATCGTCTTGGATTGAATCTATTAACTCGTCAATAACGTTCATCCATTGTTTTGATTTTTGATTTAACAACTCTTTATCTATTGAAACGTCTTCTTTTTTTGGTTCATTTGACCACTCATCAAACAATACAGAATAAACACCACTACTAAAGTGTGTTTCGGATTCATTCTGAACATATAGTTCAACTTCATAATTAAAAATTGTAATGTCGTGTTTTTGATTGAATAACATTTTCTTTAAATTAAAAAGTTTTTCATAAAGTTCTATTTGATTCTCAGGATACTGATTAAAGTCCGCAACAATATGTAAATCGAAGTCAGAATATTTTGACCAATTGTAATTAGATAATGATCCTGTAAGGATAATATCCGTTACAACAATATCAACACCCAAAAAATCTATAAATTGGTACGCAATCTCAAGTAATCTATCTCTAACCTGAGATTTCATTTTAAATTCATTACCATCTTTTTCCCAAACTTTTGGGTTAAGATCATCTTGTATTTTAAAACTTTTAATTAATTCACTATCCATTATATATAAATACAACGTTATTATAAATTAACCTAATTTCTTAAACTTGTATTTTTTAGCTATTTGTAAATTAAAGTAATTACCCTGAGATGGAGCGGTTCTAAATTCAGTGTATGATTGGTGAGGTACATTATCATATTCATACTTAATACCATTTTTAAATTCCACAATTAATTTTTTTGTTGCGGTATCATATTCACTTCTTACAACATTAGACGATTGAACCTCGTTCAATATTTTTGTACCTACGTATTCTTCTTTTAAGATTGCCATAATATTTTTATTTTAAATATATTTCTATAAAATAAAAAATACACACTTTTAGTTTTTTTGGTTAATGTATGACAAATTGTCAGTTAATATCTTTTTAGTGTGACAATTTGTCAAAAGGTATACTTTTTAATATTGGTTTACTATTTTTTAATAAAACAAAAAGATATGATTGAATTTATGGACGAAGGTTCTAAGTCTAATAAGAAAACTGATGGGGGAACACCAGTGTTAGACAACTTTAGTAAGGATTTAAATAAATTGGCAAGTGAAGGAAAATTAGATCCTGTCATTGGTCGTGAAAAAGAAATTTTTAGAATTGCCCAAGTATTATCTCGTAGAAAGAAAAATAACCCAATAATCATTGGTGAACCAGGTGCTGGTAAAACTGCGATTGTTGAGGGTCTTGCAATGATGATACATAATGGAGAGTGTCCTAAAAATTTGTCAGACAAAAGGATTGTATCTTTAGATATTAACTCTATAGTTGCGGGTACAAAATATAGAGGTCAATTTGAAGAAAGAATGAAGATTATCATTGAGGAACTTCAAACATCTCCAAATATCATTATTTTTATTGACGAGATTCACACAATGGTTGGTGCGGGTAATAGTTCAGGTTCATTAGATGCGTCTAACATATTCAAACCGGCATTATCTCGTGGTGAAATACAATGTATTGGGGCAACAACTTTAGATGAATATCGTAGACATTTTGAAAAGGATGGTGCGTTAGAAAGAAGATTTCAAAAGATAGTTGTAGATCCTTCAACAAAGGAAGAAACATTCCAAATCCTTAAACAAAGTAAGGGTAAGTACGAGGAACACCACAAAGTTTTTTACACCGATGAGGCTTTGTTATTATGTGTGGAATTGGCAGATCGTTATATTACAGATCGTGAATTCCCTGATAAAGCGTTTGATATTTTAGATGAGGTTGGGTCAAGAATGCAAATTGATATTAAACTTCCTGAAATTATTGAGAAATTAAAACAGGAAGCCCATGATATTAAAAAAGAAAAAGTGGATGTCATTAAAAAACAAAACTATGAACAAGCGGCTGAATTACGTGATAAAGAACGTAGAATATTGACTGAGTTGGAAAGTGAAAATAAAAAATTTGACGATGAACTTAAAACAAGTAAACGTGGTATTCCAGAAGATATAATTTATGAGGTAGTTTCAAATATGACTAAAATACCTGTAAGTAAAATTAATATTGATGAGAAAAACTCTTTAGTTAATTTGGAATCAACATTAAATACTAATGTTATTGGTCAAGAAGATGCGGTTGGTAAGATTTCTAAATCAATTAGACGAAATCGTGTTGGGATTAAGGATCCTAATAGACCAATAGGTTCATTTATCTTCTTAGGATCCACAGGTGTTGGTAAAACATTCTTGGCAAAACAATTGGCTAAAGAAATTTTTGGAAGTGCGGATAGTCTTATCCGTGTGGATATGTCTGAATACCAAGAGAAACACACAATTTCAAGATTGATTGGATCCCCTCCAGGATACGTAGGTCACGAAGAAGGTGGTCAACTTACAGAACAAGTTAAAAACAAACCATATTGTGTTATTTTATTTGATGAAATCGAAAAGGCAAATAAAGACATATTCTCAACATTACTACAAATGTTAGATGACGGACATTTAACTGATGGGTTAGGAAGAAAGATTAATTTTAAGAATTGTTTGATCATCATGACTTCTAATATTGGGGTTAAAAAATTACAGGATTTTGGTACAGGAATGGGTTTCAAATCAAGCAACTCAAGTGATGTTGTTCAGGAAGAACAAAAAAGAGACATTCTTAAAAAAGAACTTAGTAAATTTTTCGCACCTGAATTCTTAAATAGAATTGATGATGTTGTTATTTTTAACTCCTTGAATAAAGAAAACATCGATAAAATTGTTAAGTTGGAAATTGATATTTTAGTTAAAAGATTACATTCTATGAAATATTATTTCACCTATGAAAACTCAGTAATTGATTTAATTTCTAAAGTTGGTTTCGATGAGGTATTCGGTGCAAGACCTATTAAAAGAGCAATTCAAAATAAAATAGAAGATTTAATTTCTGAAAAAATTCTAACGGGTGAAGTTAGTGAAGATAAAGAATATATGTTATTTGTAAAAACAGAAAATGATGAACAGATCATTGACATTGAAGAAAGAATAAAAGAAGAACCTAAGAAAAAGGTAAGAAAGAAAAAGGGAGAATAATCTCCCTTTTTTTATTTAGTGTTTTTCGTAACCTAACTCCTCAATCATCATCTTACCAACTTTAATACCGTTGTAAGTGTCCTCTACTACCACGTATTCGTTTCTTGTGTGATAGTTGTAGTATCCGATAGAGATATTGAAACACGGGATGTTAAACATCGTTCTAATAGGATAAATGTCTGTGTAAGGATGTTTGTGATATTTAGTGTCAGATGGGAAATGTTCCGTAATCAATCGTCCACCAACTTCAAAGAATTTACTATCACGATCAAACATACTTCTTCCCATTAAGAACTCAGAAATCATATTGTTCTCAGGGGCATCAAATTGGATCCCATAACCAACATTAGTAAAGAACTCAGGATCGGCTTTAAATGAACCTTTACAACCTGTTTCTTCAGACACAAAAAATGCGGCTTTTAAGTTTGGTAATTCATTTAACAATTCCAAACAACCGTAAACACCACATTTATCGTCACCACCAATACCTGTTGGTTCATCATTGTCGTTATACGCTTTTAATGATAATTTGATATTTCCCTGAGCATCAGGTAACATCTCTTCAAAAACGTTAATGGTGTCAATGTTATGTACCGTATCGGTATGTGCGATTACACACGGGAAATACAATATATCTTCATCAGTTTGTTTTGTTGCATAAATGTTTGACATTTCATCAACATAGAAAGGAATATTGTTTTCGGTCAACCAATTTGTAATAAATTGGACC